CATTAGTCCGAGCTTATCCCCTAGTGTTTCTCCAAGTAGCTCGCTATCTCCATCATTAAGTCCATCACCTAGTCCATCAGTATCTTTCTCTATCAGTCCATCTATTAGTCCGTCGGCGAGTCCCTCCGTAGAGGCTCCTTCTATACCGTGGTCTGATAATTTTGACGATAACAGTCTTGATACTACTAAATGGTTGGAGTCTACTAATGCGGGATCATTGGTTGCGGAACAAAACCAAAGACTGGAAAATGAGTCCTCCGCTAGCGTGTCTGCTTATGTCAGATCGTCTGGTTCATATGTTCCTAGAAATACACAGATAATCGTGAGAGTATTGCAACACTGCACGGATGCGGGTTTAAAACTATGTCCTACAGATGCCGCAAATCATCAGTGGGATGTTTATTCGCAAAGTGATTGGTATAATTTTCAGTTGGTAGCTGGCGGGGTTCTTTCTCCTAATGTAAAAGACGCTGGGTCGTCGGCACAGGTTGGAGGAGACAGCCCGGGGCTTACAGCCCCATACTGGATGAGAATAAGAGTAGATAGCGATACCATTTATTTTGATTACTCTACGCAAACGGCTCGTCCACATGGAAGTGAGTGGACAAACATTTCTAGTGAAACTTGGGATATGGGTACGGGAATTACCCAAGAAAATTATGTCTATTTAACAGGATATAATACCCCGACTACAGGAGTACCATTTTTTGATAACTTTTCATGGGAAGTGTATCCTTCATCCTCGCTAAGTGCCAGTATCTCTCCTTCACTATCTCCCAGTATTTCCCCCAGTGTTAGTCCATCCGTATCACTGTCTCCCTCGGTAAGTCCAAGTATAAGCCCCTCTGTTTCCCCTAGTGTAAGTTCATCTCCTAGCCGAAGTCCTTCTCTCTCCCCCAGTATAAGTCCCAGTGTTAGTTTGAGTCCAAGCGAAAGTCCTTCTATAAGTCCTTCTGTCTCACCTAGTGTGTCTTTAAGTCCAAGTATAAGTGCTTCAATATCTACCAGTGTTTCTCCGAGTGTTAGTTTGTCTCCTTCCTTGTCACCTTCCATCAGTCCATCGGTGTCGCCCAGTGTCAGTGTGAGTCCTTCAATGTCCCCTAGTATAAGCCCATCAGTATCACCTAGTGTTAGTACTAGCCCGTCTATATCCCCTTCGCCGAGTCCGAGTATAAGTCCAAGCATTAGTTATTCTATGAGCCCTAGTATTTCTCCTAGCGTCAGCGAAGTATCAAGTATATCTCCGTCTATTAGTCCTAGTCTATCACCAAGCGCAAGTCCATCGGAATCTCCAAGTATATCCTCGAGTGCTTCCCCTTCAGTAAGTGCCTCTCCGAGTATTTCTTCCAGTTTTAGTCCGTCAGTTAGTCCCTCGGTATCCCCGTCGGTTAGTTTAAGTCCGTCCATTAGTCCGAGCTTATCCCCTAGTGTTTCTATAAGTCCGTCTATTAGTTTTTCATTGAGTCCAAGTTTATCTTCATCTATAAGTCCCTCCGCAAGTCCTAGCGTGAGTATCAGCCCATCAATTAGCCCTTCGGTTAGTTTAAGTCCATCTTTGTCGCCATCAATTAGTCCTAGCACATCCCCATCAGCATCCCCATCAATTAGTCCGTCAGTTAGTCCTAGTGTATCTTTGAGTCCCTCATTTAGTGCTAGCATAAGTCCAAGTGTTTCTCCTAGTATAAGTTCTTCCTTAAGCCCTTCTATTTCTCCCTCAATATCTTTGAGTCCAAGTTTGAGTCCATCCGTCAGTTACTCTGTTAGTCCCTCTATAAGTCCCTCAATTTCCCCGAGTGTATCTCCCAGTGTTAGTTTAAGTCCCTCTTTAAGTCCCTCGCTCTCGCCGAGTTTATCTCCTAGTGTTAGTCCCTCTGTTTCTATTAGTCCTTCAGAATCTCCAAGCCCAAGTCCTCCAATTATGGAATATGGAATAGTCGCAGTCGATCTTGAGATACCAAAAATAGAAATTAGACAGGAAAGGGTAGTATTGACATTAGAGAAAACGCTTGAAAGCTCGACCTATGGAATACCTGTATATTACGATAGTTTTTACTATGATGACGGAAAATATTATAATCAATGGTTTTCAGGAAGCGGAGAATTAAAATCTACAGACACTCCTGTTGTGAAAACAATAGGTGATTGTGTTAAAATTAGTGGTATAGAAGATAGTATGCCGAGGATTAAACTAAATGTTTAGAAAGGAATATAAATAGATGGCTTCGTCATTTCCAGCAGCATTGCCCGAATCGAAAACAGATTTTAGTAGTGAAACCCTAGTAGCTTCTACTTATCAAAACGAACAAGGGGAAGATATAAATGCTATTGCTACAAAGGTTGGTGTCGATGGATCCACTGTTCCTACTTCCTTGGATTATTTAATTAAGTCACTACATGATGGGGCATTGTGGAACGGAAAGATAGTTCCTAGTGTCGCTAACAACGACTTGACTCTT